ATCCAGTCAGGAAGACTATTCTTCGCCCACTCATTTACAGGTCGGCGCTCATAGCCATCAACAACAACTACAGTGCCGTCTTGCTCACGCTCAATGCGATCAGGTGACAGCTTGGTTTTTAGAACCATGTCAGGGTCATGAACAACATCGGCCAACGCACTGATTGCAGGCGTGATTAGTTCTAGTTCTTTGACTCGTGCCTCTAACTCGGCAATGCGTTGATCTTTCTCAGCCGTGGCATCTCTGAATTGTTGCTCAAGTGCCTGCCGTGCTTCTGTGTATTTACCTTGCGATTCAAGCTGTGATTGTTCGGCTTTTTGCTTGAACTCAATCAGCTCCTGAATATCCACACCTTCTGGAACGGCCTTTGCCTGCTGTTTGGCTCGCTTGTACTCATCCAACAGCTCAGCATTCTTGCGCCGCATTGCTTCTAGTTCTGCAATAAGTGCAGAATTGTCGGCACCTTGCTCCACAGGAGTGGTTTGCTCTTCTGACATATGTAAGCGGATTTAACAAGCCATATTATCCGCCTACTGCTGATTGCCGATCTTCTGATGTATCTTCTCGGCTTTCTGAATGATCTTTTGTGCCTTTTCTCGTGATAAACAGTCTTCGGCCTTCTGCAAACACTTCGCCAATTTCTTATGCTGCTTGTCCATCACCACTTGACTCTATTTGCCCACCAGGCTCCACTCATCTTTCCACGTGCAATGTTCTTTGCATGTCGAGCCTTGAATGATTTGCGTCTGTTGCGGCTAGCTTCTGATTCTCCTTTCTTGGCTGGACTGCCTTTCTCACCTTGCTGACCAAACCGAATCAGCTTTACCTTGTCACCTTCCTTGGCAAGAACTACGTGCGACTTGGTTGGGTGACTTGGTGTGCGCTTGGGTTTATTGAATCCTCTCAGCCCATGCTTTTCTAATCGTGGATCTTTTTTGCTCATGACTGCTGATCGTATAAAGTTTCCAGCATCATTGCTGACAAGATCGACTTAAGTTCCCTTAGATTCTCCTGTTCTTCTGGGTCAGGTCCGCCGGGCCATTTCTCATAATAGAAACTTACTGACCGATGCAGAAGCCGTACAGCGTCCGCAGTGACAGTAAGTTCCCAGCAGTCATCAGTCACTTTTTCTTCCTTTTTTTGTCGCGCAACTTTTTAAGGTCAGCGGCAGTAATTTTGTCACGTGGTGGAGCCAACGCTGCCATCTTGCGTTGTTTGGCCGAGTATTTTGATTTCGGCATTACTTCTTGCTCCTTTTGCCGGCTTTGCTCAGCTCAGATTGCTTCTTGAGGACTGGGTTGCCCGTGCTATCTGATTTGATACGGATGACAGGATCATCTTTAGTGCCGACCCGACTGACAGTGCCACCCGAGGGACCCTTGATGCTGCCTCTCTTTCCCGCAGAACCTGTAACCACGCCATAAGTTCTTACACCGCGATACAGCCAACTAACTCGTGTTCCTTTGCCTGGCTTAGTCTTCATTTCTTGCCACCCTTTTTCATCTTTTTCTTCTTAGGTGGCCGGCCCATTTTTGAGCCGTAAGTTCCAGGACCTTGAGGCATTTTTCCAATGCGAATAATTCATTCTAAGTTATCATCTTTGTGTTAGCGGTTGGGTCATCTTCTGAAGTGGGCTTAGTCGACTTAGTTGACTTAGTTTGGTCCTCAGGCTCGTTTGGCTCAAATGATTGCAACCATTCACGCAGTGCGTCGCCAGTTGGCGTGCCTTTGGGCCACTTCACATGTTTTAAGATCGCTTTGTGATCTGTGAAGCATCGCGATGAGTTTTTGGCGTAGACGGTATATACAACTTTGGGACCTTCACGCCGACGGCTCCTTTCAATCCACAGAGTCCGAGTGACAAACTTAGTTGTTTGCATTGATTGGGCCGTACCTGTTTCTTAGCTCTTCGAGGGTAACTTCACTTCCATCATCACGCACGAGTTTTTGCAGTGCTTTTTGCGGGTTCATGCCTGGTTGGCGTCGTAGCTTGTCAAAATAATCGGCTCTGCCTTTGCCTAAAGCTTTGACTCTGATGGAAACATTCTCAGGTTGTGCGATCCAATCACCATACTTCATGTCAGCTGGCACCATGCCGCCTATGGCAGCTCGCTCACCCTCATCATCTGGAGCCGAGAATGGCAGATTGTCATAGTCAACTACAGCGGCAATAGTAGATCGGCAATTGAAGTGCTGTGGTGGCTCAGGTCCCTTCCCATACTCAAACTGTTGGCCGTCAAGCGCCATGCAAATAGCGGTTGTTCTTGCATCCAACGTGGCGATGTATTCATACTTCTTTGTGATGTCATTGTTCGCCTCATACACATTCATGGCAGCCGTGTTAGTCACCTGATTTACGCTTGTTCGGACAAGAGTCATGACTTGATGGTTTGCCACTGCCGTCAACTCACCACCGGCCTGCTGTAACTGTTTCATTGACAAGCCAGCCGCTCTGACCTGACCAACTGACAATGGCGCATAGTCGCCAAACTTCAAGCGCCCTTTGAGCCGGCGTGTGATCTGTGGAAGTGTCTGGCCTGACAAGAGACCCTGCCTGACAATCTGGCCGAACAATGCAGCCTGACTTTCTGCCAAGCCACGAAAAGCTTTTGCGACTGTTTTGCCGTTGGGCAGCGTAATTGTTGTGCCTTGAGTCGCTGTCAGGTTGAATGTTGCTCGACCCACAATGCCCTGAACACCAGGATCAGGCACACCATAAACCGCCTTGTAAAGGTCATCGCTCAATGCGACAACATTTACGTCTGTAGGGTCGGTTAGTACAACAGATTGAGCAAAGTCACCCGACACCTCAACAGTATTGACAAGGGACCGCTCGCCTCTTGGCAAGACATTGCGCAGTTGCTGTGTCACAAACTCACTTTGAAGCTCGGCTACACCTTGCAGTTGTGAGACTGTGAACTGTGTTGCGTCACCGGCCCAACCATCAAGCGATACCTTAAGTTGTGCGAGAATGCTTCTTAGTCTTGCGGCGCGAAAGAGCTGACCATCATCATCCAACCCAAGGTCATCAATGATCCTCAGCTCATTTACAGCGCGAATGATAATATCGTTGTAAACGTTAATAATGCGCCGAGCAACACCATTACTAAACCGATTGAGATCGATCGCGTTTCTGTAAAGCTCGGCAGGGACAGTCATTGTTCTTCTAAGCCAATATCCTCGGGGTCATATGGTGAAATGATGGAAACATCAGCGCCAGCCTCAACTGCAGCTTTCATCGCGTCAATGAAGCCGTCAATTGTGTCCTGACCCTCATCAATGATCCGCACCTCTTCTACATTGTCCACTTCGCCGTCGTAGAACCAAGTCATGCGAACAATGGCAAAAGTGTTTTCTGGGAGTTTGCGTTGAATGTACTGCAACGTCCGAGACTCAATCTCATGATCCATGGCGAAAGCCTGACTGCATCTATTCTGCCGCAGAACATATCAGGTGTTAAGTCGGGGTTCCTTCACTAAAGTGCTCTCCTCACTTTCAAGCAACCCACCATTTTGGGTCGCGTCAAGTTCCTGATCCACATCAAAATCATCGCCTAGCACTTCACCCTCACTTAGCTGCATCAGCAGCGTTTCTTGCGTGATGGTTCCAGCCGTGTAAAGCTGCAGCAGTGATTGAATCTCTTGCGGCTCAAGCCTGCTGCCAAGGAAGTCGCGGTTTACATAAGAACTGCCAGGCTGATTGTCGCCAAGATACTGGGCATGGAACTGCAGGCAGTTGTCGATCATGTCCTGCATGTTTTGAGCGATCACCATCATGGTGCTATCGCCCTGACTACGGTCAATTCTCTTGGCCTCAGCCGTCTCTGCACTTAGCTTTTGACCCAGTACAGCCGACAAGCCCAGCTCATTGATCTGCGACTCAATCTGATTTAGACGCTCAAACTGTGACGCGAATGCGTCAGATGGCGGAGCAATATACTCGGCCTTGCCATCAGAAGGGAATGCAATTGCTTCACCCGGCCCTGCAGAAACCTCCTCAGCGGAAGTTGGAAAGCCGAAAAATGCCAGCATTGGCACCGCACTAATGTGCAGTTGATTATCTAAGTCGGACTGAACCTGATATGCCTTCAGGTTCAACATCGCAATATCTTCTAGTGGTGGGCGAGACTCAAGATAATTGATGCGGTTACTATAAGCGATGCTAAATGGAATTTTATTGAGAGATGTGCGACCCTCATCAACAACAACAAAGTCGCTGTTCTTATCAGTGCGCCGATAGACTTTGTACTCGCCTGGTGTAAGTACCCGGACCTGTTGTTCCTGTTTCTCCCCAAACTCTCCATCGGCTACTGTTACTGTTTCTTGTAGTCGTAATTGTGTTAGAACTTGCTGCCCATCTTGGATCTCATGTCTCCAGCCGAGTATTTGGCGGGGAGTATATCGAACCCAGTAGGGTCGGCCTTTGCCATCAGTCGGTGCATCAACTAAGACGCCAACATGTCCATAACGGATGGCTTGACGCGCAGTCTCATAAGTCCATACATTTAGATCGTCTTGCAAGTCAACATTGAAAAGTTGCTCGCGGATCTGATCTGATGTGTCATTAAGTCGAACAGGCTTGCGAGTCAACATGCCCGCCAACATGCGCTCTAGTCGCTGATAGTATGGTGGACAAATGGATGTAGCCAGCCGACGATCATATGACTCATCTAGTTCGCGCAATTCTTGTGGCAAATAACGTCGATGCCTTCGCCTAATTTCATAAGTCCCG